ATGCGCGCGTTGACCGAGCGACACATGTCCTTGTCGGTCATCGAGCCATTCGATCCGACGCGGCAGATTGGTGCGCCGGGCCCCGTGGGTTCGGCACGTTTCAAACGTGAACACTCGCGGTAACGTGTATGGTGAAATTCAGCGCCGGCCAGGAGGCGGCAATTCGCCTTCTGGAAGGTTCGCAGCGTTATACGTGTCTTGCTGGCGGTACGAGATCCGGTAAGACGTTCCTCATTGTCCGCGCAATCGTCGAGCGCGCGCTCAAAGCCGAAGGATCGCGTCATGCCATCTTGAGGTTCCATGCCAATGCGGCGCGCGCCTCGATCGCGCTCGACACCCTGCCGCGGGTCATGCAGCTCTGCTTTCCGCAAGCGATCCTCAAGGAGTATCGCCAGGACGCCTATTTCGCGCTTCCGAATGGGTCACGAATTTGGATCGGAGGTCTCGACGACAAGGATCGTGTGGAGAAAATCCTGGGTCTCGAATATGCGAGTATCTTTCTCAACGAGGCGTCACAGATACCATATTCCTCTGCGCTCGTCGCGTTCACTCGTTTGGCCCAGGTCACACCGCCGATCGACCAGAAGGCGTTTGTGGATCTCAATCCTGTCGGCAAGACGCATTGGACCCATGTATTATTTCGAGACAAGAGGGATCCGGTGTCGATGCAGCTCTCGAGGGATCCCGAGAGCTACGAGCTCGCGTTCTTGAACCCGACCGACAATTCCGTGAACCTATCGAAGGAATTTCTGCGTAGCCTCGAAAATCTGCCGGAAAAGCAGCGCAAGCGCTTCTATGATGGCATCTACGTTGACGACGTCGAGGGTGCGCTCTGGAGCTACGAGGTGATCGACAAAGCACGGTGCGCGCCGGACGACATTCCGGAGGAGCGGCGCGCTTCGGTGGTGGTCGGGCTAGATCCGTCCGGTGCCGCAGGCCGCGACGATCTCGCCGCCGACGAGATCGGGATCATCGTCGCGGCGCGTGGAACCGATGGCGACTGCTACATACTCTCCGACCGTTCCTGCCGCGAGTCGCCTGCGGTATGGGGACGCCGAGCGGTTGTCGCGTTTCACGAGTATCGTGCGGATTGTATCGTCGCTGAAAGCAATTTCGGGGGAGAGATGGTGCGAGCGACGATCGAGGCGGCTGATCGCGACGTGCCGGTACGCCTCGTCACGGCTAGCCGGGGCAAGGCGGTGAGGGCCGAGCCTATGTCCGTGCGATACGCGCAAGGCCGGGTTCATCATGCAGGCAGGTTCGCCAAGCTCGAAGATCAGCTGTGTGCATTTTCCGCGGCGGGCTATGTCGGAGCCGGCAGCCCCGACCATGCGGACGCGGCGATCTGGGCCTTGACCTATTTGTTCAGCACGGACGACGGGACCGGCATCATCGAATATTACCGCCGCGCGGCTCAGGCGAACGGCAAGACCCGATAGATTCTGCCATTGCGGAATGGCCGATGCCCGGCTGGATCCGACCACCGATTGTCGAGACACGAAGGAAACCTCATGGCCGTGCGTGGCGCGGGTCAGCGGAGCTGGTCGCTGAGCCCTTACGAAGTCAATGTCAGCTTCGCCGCGGCGACGAAGGCCGGTGAAGGCGCGAGTTGGTTTGGACCTTCGTCACCGGTGACGCCTCTCGCGCCACCCGAGATCGCGGGACGGCAATGGGATTTTCCTGCGGGCTACAATCTATCCACATTGTCGCGGCCTAACGAGCCCGTCACCTTCACGACTTTGCGTGCGTTGGCCGATGGTTACGACCTCCTTCGGCTCGTGATCGAGACACGCAAAGACCAGGTTGCACGCCAAGCGTGGACGATCAATACTCGGGACAGCGCCTCGCCATCGACATCTACTCAGGAACGTATCGCGGCCGCGAAGCAATTCCTGGCTCGACCCGACGGTGCCCACAACTTCGCAGATTGGCTGAGAATCCTCCTCGAGGAGGTATTTGTGACCGATGCGGCGGCTCTCTACATGAGCCGAGACCGTAGCGGACGGCTCAGAGCCTTGATGCCACTCGATGGCGCGACGATCAAGCCGATACTAGACGGCTGGGGGCGAACGCCGCAACCTTATGCGGACAACGGAACAATCATCTATCCACCCGCCTATCAGCAAATTCTGAAGGGCTATCCAGCGATCGACTACTCGGTACGAGATCTGATCTATCGCCCACGCAACCTCCGTGTCAACCGCGCTTATGGCTTCAGTCCTGTCGAGCAAATCGTCACGACAGTCAACATAGCGTTGCGTCGCCAAATGTACTTGCTCGACTATTTTACCGAAGGAAATATTCCTGACAGCCTGATCGGCGTTCCCGAGAACTGGACGCCGGATCAAATCGCTTCATACCAGAAATATTGGGATGCCTATTTCGACGGTGATCAGGGGCGGCGTCGTAGGGCCAAGTTCGTTCCGGGCGGTGTCGCTAAGACTTTCGTGCAAACCTCCGAGCCTGAGTTGAAAGGGCCTTTCGACGAGTGGCTGGCACGGATTGTCTGTTTCGCTCTTTCGATTTCTCCGCAAGCTCTGATGCAAACGATGAACCGAGCTACTGCGGAGACGCAGAAGGACCTTTCCGAGGAGGAAGGCCTAGCGCCAATTCTCGGTTGGGTGAAGGGTCTCGTCGACGATGTTCTCGCCATGGACCTCGATGGCGGCGATCTCGAATTCTGTTGGTGCAACGACAATGTGAACGATCCTGCCCTGCAAGAAAAAATTCTGTCGAGTTACACGGCGAATGGCATCCTCACCATCAACGAGGCCCGGGCCGCGCTCGGCCGTGAGCCATTCTCGGAGGACTCGGCAAATCGGCCGATGATACGGTCGGCCGCAGGATACGTCGCACTTCCTGACTGAGCCCTGCTGGACGCTGCTAGAGCGCTTTCCGATCACGTGGAATCGGAAAGCGCTCTACATTCTTGTTTTATCGCATTTTCGTGACGCGAACCGATATCCGGTCGGCTGGAAAATGCTCTAGGTTCGGTGCCTCGACCCCGTCCGCCTTGATTGCCGCGTGCGATGATCATTTGCCCGCACAAGTGGTCCGTCCGCCGAATCCACGAGCTTATGCCATCGGGTCCGGACGAGCTCTGACGGAGACGGTGACCTTGTCTAGGCTCCGTTCGACATCCAACACGAACTCGTGAAGTTATACGTTCATATATCAGTGTGATGCCGATGCGCCTGGCATACGCGAAGTAACAAAAGCCGCGAACGGGCGGCATTATAGGTGGAGATACGGATGGGTGCCCTATCCATGTTCATTCCGATCACCAAGGTCGATACGATCCAGCGCCTCGTCTATGGCGTCGCCACTGCTGAGATCGAGGACCGCGCCGGCGAGATATGCGACTACGCGACGACCAAGCCGCATTATGAGCGGTGGTCGGACGAGATTGCCCAATCCACCGGGGGCAAATCTCTCGGCAACCTACGCGCGATGCATGGCCCGGTAGCGGCAGGCAAAGTCACCGCGATTACCTTCAACGACGAAGAAAAGCAAATCGAGATTTGTGCAAAGGTGGTCGACGACTCCGAATGGATCAAGGTCAAAGAGGGGGTCTATACCGGCTTCTCGCAAGGCGGCGCCTACGAGAGGAGATGGGCCGACGCCGCAGGTCTGACGCGTTACACCGCGGTTCCCAGCGAAATTTCTCTCGTTGATCTGCCCTGCCTGCCACAGGCCCACTTCGAGATGATCAAACTAGACGGTACCAGGGAAATGCGCGGCTTCGAGCCGCATTCAGACATACTTGCGCGACTGGGGGAACTCTCCGAAATCCTCGATTGGCTTCAAAACCTGTCGAGCGATGACCTCGTTGCGGTACCAGATGTCGCCCGAGTGATCGAAAGGATCCAAAGCTTATCGGAAGACCTTTCAAATGTAGTGCGTTCGCTCGAATCCGACGAAACAATTACCCGAGGACGAACTGACCGAAATTCCCGGAGGAAGATGGATCCGGTGGGTCGGGCGGGGAAGGCTGTCCGCGACGCAATGCTTCACCACGGCGATCGCAATCATCGCGATCCGCCTCGTAGCCCGCGTGAAACGACTGACGACCATCGCGAATACGCATCCACCATGGACTCGACTCCATGGGGGATCGAAAAACGATTCGACGGTCTTGCGGCTATGCTCGACGACGTTCTCCGACGTGTCAAAAACATCGAGCAACAGCCTTTGCCGCTCCCGCTAACCGGAATACAGCGCCCAATCGCAAAGCATGAAGATGGCGTACAGGACCTACACCAAACAACGACGATCGATTCGGTGTTGGGAAATCCAGAAGCGCTGTCCATCCTCGCCATTAGGCTCGCGCAAAGAAACGGACGTGCGTCACTCCTTTAGACCCTTCGCCCTGCCAAATTCGGGCGACCGATAAACGGAGCATATCCGGAGGGAAACGCACGTCACGATCGACCGTGCATCTTGCTACCGTCGCCCCATTGTAATTTCCCTGATGTTCCGCTGCTTCACCGGCATCTCCAATTCAGTCGCTCGACGCGGCCACTAGGAGCAAGAAATGACGATTCACACCGATGTTCAGGATATTCTGGACAGGCTCAAGGCCGCGCAGCGACGGCCACTCGGCGATCCGAGGTTCAAGGATCTCGCCGCACTTGGCAAGTCGACATTTGCGCAGAGTCCGAATGGGGCATCGGGCCTGACTTTCTACGATCTCGAGCTCGGTGCGAAATTTCTCTACCCTGTACTTACTCCACTTCGTAACATGATTCCACGTGTTTCGGGGAAAGGCGGCATCCAAGCTGCTTGGCGCGCCGTTACGGCGATCAATACGACGGGTTTGCGGTTCGGCGTTTCATCAGCCAATCGTGGCGGCGTGCTAACCGTCGAAACACAAGACTATACCGCTACGTACAAAGGAATCGGCGTGGAAACGAGCGTCGATTTCGAGGCCCAATACGCAGGTCAGGAATTTGATGATGTCCGAGCTATCGGTGCTAAGACCGGCCTCGAGGCCTTGATGCTCGGCGAGGAAGCAATGATCCTCGGAGGCAATTCCTCCGTCGCTCTCGGAACTACACCGACCCCCACGCTCTCCGCATTGACCACCGGCGGCGCACTTAGTCCCCAAAACTGGTCCGTAATTTGCGCCGCAATGACGCTCGACGGCTTGATGAATGGCAGTCTCGGGGGAGGCATCCAGGGATCCATTACCCGTACAAACGCCGATGGAACGAGCGACACCTTTGGTGGCGGTATCGCGAGGCAAAGTGCCACTGCCACGGTTGCAACGAGCGGGGCGACTGGATCGATTACAGCAACCGTTGCGCCTATGTCAGGTGCTGTAGGCTACGCATGGTTCTGGGGATCGCCTGGCTCGGAAGTTCTTGGCGCGATCACGACGATCAATTCGCTCGTGATCACGGCTGCGGCAACCGGCACGCAAACCGCCGGGTCGCTCGGCACGAACGATAATTCCATCAACTCGCTTGCCTTTGACGGCTTGGTCTATCAAGCCGTCAAGCCCGGCTCGGGTGCCTATGTCTCGACAATGCCGACAGGCACGGGGGGTACCGGAACTCCGCTCTCGCCCGATGGATCGGGCGGAATCCTCGAGATCGAGGTTGTCTTGAAAGCGATGTGGGATAATTACCGCTTATCGCCAGACACGATGTGGGTAAGCTCACAGGAAGCCACGAATATCTCGCGAAAGGTGTTGCTGGGGTCACAGAATTCCGCGCAACGGTTCGTGTTTGAAGCGGCTCAAGACATGGTCGGAGGCGGAATCATGGTCCGCACCTATTTGAACCGACACTCGATGCAGGGCGGGAGCGTCGTCGATATCAAGGTTCATCCGAACATGCCGAGTGGAACAATTTTGTTCACGACTAAGGCGCTACCCTATCCCCTCGCCGGTGTAGGTAACGTAATTCAGATCAGGACCAGGCAGGATTATTACCAAATCGAATGGCCGCTCCGCACGCGCAAATACGAATATGGCATCTATGCGGACGAAGTCCTGCAAAACTACTTTCCGCCCTCGATGGCCATGATCACCAATATCGGCAACGGCTGATTTCGTTGCTGGGTCGCTCACCTCCTTTCGGCCGCACTACGTGGGTGGCCACAGGAACTCATCAGTGTCGCGGGAGTGGGATGGTGATGAAGCTTCGCGTTCCTCAGGGCTGCAATAGCATCTCCTACGGGGGCCGTGAACTGGCAATCGACACAGATTGCTCGGTCGATGTGGACGAAAGAGCAGCGAGGGTCCTCGCTGCGCATGGATTTTCACGGTTTTCTGGGTCCGAGCCGGAGGAGGCACGCCATGGGGTCGGATCGGATAACATCGCTACGCTCAATCGGAGTGGCCTGTTTTCTCTCCTTCGGTCCAAAGGCGTGCCAGTGTCACTTCCGATCACCAATGAAGCATTGCGAACGGCCGCTCGAAAGGCTCTAGAGCGCTAATCACCGGGAGCTCCAAGTGTCAACGTGACGTTTCACGCCACGATTGATGCAATAATCGATTCGGCCGAGCCGTAAATGTGGCATCGTTCGACGCTCGTCATCGACGAGGAGTGCAAAATCCTACGTACTGTGTGGTGCACACGGTTGTAGAGAACAAGGGAAAGTCACTTCATGAGATCACGCAGCGACCTAGCGCGTCTTTCCGATCTCAAGAGCTGGCTCGGAATATCGAGCGGAGACGATGATTTCCTTCTCGAAAGACTCATCACGCAAACCAGTCGTGCGATTCTCGGATATCTCAATCGGCCGTCGATTGTTCCAGAGATCTATACAGAGAACTTCGACGGTGGAAATCAAGCGTCTATTTTACTGAAGCAATGGCCCGTAATCTCGGTGGACTCCTGCAAAATTAACGGTGTATCTGTCCCGATAGTGGCTGGCGACGGAACACAAATGCTGGGATGTGTAGTCGACGTGGGGGATAGCATTCCGCCTGGACGAATGCAGCGGCTCTCGCTCTTGGGAGGTACTTTCGCAGCCGGGTTCCAGAACGTCTCGATTTCCTATTGCGCCGGCTATCAGGTCACGGACGAAAATGGTGTCGTACCGTCTACCGCACCGTTTGATTTGGATGTCATTGCCCCGTTCGGCGATTTTGCGAGCGACGTGGGAGTAAGGGACGGAAATGGTGCCCGCTTCTCAAAAGTTGTAAGTGATCCCGGTTCGGGGGAATATGCCTGCAGTGACGGCGTATATTCGTTTTCGAGTGTCGATGCGGGTAGATCGGTGCAGATGTCTTATGGATATGTTCCGGCAGATCTCGGTCGATCCTGTATTGATTGGGTCGCGGATCAATATCAATATCGAACGCGAATTGGTCAACACACGAAGTCGTTGGGTGGGCAGGAGAGCGTTTCCTACATCGTCAAGGACATGCCCGATGTTACAAAGATCGTGCTGCAGCCCTATCGTAGGATCGTGACACCATGACTGCGTTGCAAGAGAATTTAAACGAGTTGCTTTCGGAGCGAATTTCGAAAGTGCGAGACGCATTTGTGGCCGAACTCGAAGATCAAGGGACAAAGAATGGTTTGCAAGGACAGCTCGCCGATATAACCGATAAAACTGGGACGGTAGCGTTCAGGGTCAATGACTTTTCAGCTGCCACGAGGGATGTGGAATATCGCAAGCAGTCGGGTCTCGGTGCAAAAAAGGCCGCACGCGACATAGCAAGCACTAAGAGCCGGACCATGAGTGCGCTGGCGGACGGTAAGCGTATCAATCGGATTTTCGGAAGAGGCAGTGAGGGCGACATGATCTCCGGTGCGGTAAGCCAGCCGACAATAAGGTTTGGTAGCGCGAGTGTAGGAGTCGATCTCAAGAAGGTAATCTCTAGTGTTCTCGGCGATATGTGATTCGATCGATTATTGTGGATCGTAGGTAGTTGGGGTGTGGGACGTTATATATTGCATACTCGCCTGAGCCATCGGAGGATCAATGTCCGCTTCGTCACGAGAGAATGCGATCGCGGCTCTCATGTCGCTCCTTGCGGCAGCTTATGCATGGAAATCGGGGCCTGCTCGGCGACTCAAGTTATGGAACGATGTTTCAACGTCCGCACGGCCGGCATGCTTCCTGTTCGAAGGTGGCGAGGACGTATATTCGTGGACCGAAACCGCTCGAGTAAAGCGGATCATAGAAGTAAGACTATTCATCTATTTGAGCGCAAAGGACGGCAGTGTAGTAGGTGCTGCTCTGCTCAACGAGGTGATGGACGCCCTGGATGCAGCCTTAGTCCCTAAAGGAGCGGATGAGCTCGTTGGGCGCAACACACTGGGAGGTGCTGTACACCATTGCCTCATCGAGGGAAAAGTTCTCAAGGATCCAGGTGACCTCGATGGGGATGCGTTGCTCGTCGTGCCTGTAAAGATCGTTCTATCCTAAAGTCGGATTTGAGTGGTGCTATGTTGGTGGTCGACGGAACCGCAGGGTTTCGCGGAGGAGCGGACGCATGGCAACATGTGGATATTGTGTGGGCGGATGATTGCTGGCTTCGTCGCGTTTGTGTCCGGGCCATTTGGGTTTGATGGCATGGGGAGAGTCTTGCTGCCCAACGTTCAGAATTCATGCCGGCTGTTATAGGAGAAAAAATGTATGTATAGTTTCGGTACGGGTATACTGCTCGGAACACGGACTGATATACCGAATGCGACGCCGGTGAATTTCGGGTTGGTCCAAGAAGTTACCATTGAAGAGACGGCCACGATCAAAGAGCTGCATGGGCAATACCAACGTGCAATCGTCGAGGCGCGCGGTACCATCAAGACGACCGGAAAAGCGAAAGTCGCGCGCATTTCCGGGCTTGCGTTCGCACATTTGTTCTACGGAGTAACGCCTACTTCAGGGCAGGTCGCAACGGCGTTTGCCGAAGCCGGAAACATACCGGCGGCGCCGCCCTACACGTTCAGTGTGACCAATAGTGGGGAGTTTGCCGATGACAATGGTGTGGTGTATATGGCATCCGGCTTACCGCTCGTGAAGGTCGCGTCATCACCGGATGTAGGCCAATATTCGGTAGCGGCAGGGGCGTATTCGTTCAATCTGGCGGATGCGGGTAAGGCTGTGCTTGTCAGCTACACCTATTTATTGGGTGGAGTGGGGCACAAGTTCTCTGTGACGAATCAGCTGCTTGGTACGACTCCGACGTTTCAAGCGCAATTCTATACGACTTTTCAAGGGCAGGCGGTTTCGTTGAAGTTGAACAATTGTACGTCGAACAAGTTGAGTTTCAAGACCAAGCTCGAGGACTTCGTCATGCCGGAATTCGATTTTTCATGTTTTGCCGATGCGGCTGGGAACGTGATGACATGGTCGTTCGGGGAGGTATCGTGAGATGCGTCTGCATCCAGAAGTGATTAGGCTCGGATCATATGAATGGGTCGTAAGGCCATTGACGTTGCGGCAGGTACAGGAAATCGAACCAATTCTCATGGATGGCGCGGTGGGGGTGAAGGGCAACATCGGCTCGGCTCTGGCAATTGTCGGTATCGCCCTCCGCCGGGATGACCCAGATGATGCTGCGAGGCTCTGGGATATCGAGGCGACCGCCCCGGAAATCGGTGCTGCCATGGGTGCGGTGCTGCGTTTGGGCGGCTTCATACGATCGGATGATCTAGGAGTACCGCCCTCGGGGGAAGTTCTGGCGGGCGCCACGACAATGGTCGGCTCGCCCGCCTCGACTTCGCAAACGTCTACGGACGCCTGATGACTGCTTGTGGCTATACACCGGCTGAGATCGACGATATGCCGTTTTGTGATGTTCTCGGTCTTTTTGCGTATTGGCAGGATCACCCGCCGGTACATGAGATTCTGAAGTGTGTGTATAGAATCGAGCGCAACCTTGACGCCACCGAGAGAAGAAGCTCCGAGGATCCGAGTGGCATTGGGGAGCTGATTTCGCGCTTTCCACGAGGGTTCGTGCGGGAGGTCTAGGCACTTCGTTCGTCGAAGTCGGATTCACCGAGCAGGGAAGGGCACGAGCGCATGTCCGACGGTGTGGTCATCAAGCTGAATGCTGACGTCTCCGACTTGGAACGCGGTTTGCGGGATGCCGCGACCGCGATGGAGGCGACTTTGGGGGTCTTGCAGTCTGGTGCTGCTCGACTCGATACCTCGTTCGCGTCCGTGACGCGTGGATCAGCGAATAGTGTTGGCGAGCGAATATCCAGCGCTCAGGCGTCCAGTGCCGCGGAACTCGCTCTCGCTCGGCAAACCGAGGCCAACAGGTACGATATCGCAGTCAATGGCGTTAGGGAGCAGATTTCGCTCGTTCGCCTGCAAGCGCAGACCGGGCAGATGTCTCGTCAGCAGGAGCTCACGAGCCTACTTGGTCTGTCGCGGAAAAAGGAAGAGATCGAGCGGGACCATTTCCGAGTTCTGGCCGGTACCTACCGCCAGGGTACTGTTGCCTATGCTGCGGCGCAGGCAAAGACGAGCGAGATCACGAGCGAATCCGCGCGTCGTCGCCAGGAGATCGAGAGATCGGTTACAACGCAAATTCAACATGATTATCGGCGATCGTTTGGTCAGATCGGCGACAGTGTATCACGTTCGATCACAGGGATGATTGCGGGAACGACATCGTTTCGGGACGCCGCGCGCAATATTCTTCTGCAACTTATTCAGACCTTCATGCAGGCTCGGGTTCGGATGGTTACAGATTGGCTCGCCGGTGTCGTTGCGCAGACAACTGCGACATCTGCCGGCGAAGCATCGAAGACTGCGGCAGTGGCGGCAGGAACATCCGCGCGCACGAATTTGGAGTCGAGTGCTGCGGCGACTTCTGGCTTCGGCATAGTGTCGAACATTCTGAAAAGTATCTTCGCTTCGGCCGCACAGACTTTTGCGGGCATTTTTGGTTTTCTTTCGCCAGTCATGGGTCCCGCAGCCGCAGGACCTGCGTTTGCAGGGCAGGCCACAGTGCTCGGCGTCGCAAGCGCGTTGCCGGCCTTCGAGGTCGGGTCCTGGGATTTGCCGGGGGATATGATTGCGAAAGTGCACAAGGGCGAAATGATCGTACCGGCCGGCCCGGCGGCAGCTTGGCGATCGGCATTGGATGAGGGCCCAATCGGTAGCTCGTTCGGAGCTGGCAGCGGTCAGGTTACTGTCAACCACGCGACTCACATCAACGTGAATGCACTCGATGGCGCAAGTATCAGGAAGTTCTTCAAGAATAATAACCAATTGATCATGCGCACAATCAACGAAGGTGTGCGCACCGGAGCGCATTTGGGGCTCGGTAAGCTTGGTTCAGTCTAGGCATTTACTCGTGTCGTGGGATGTATGACATATATCAATGGCATCAATTTACTCCCAGGTACGGGGGAGTTCACTTATGACACCGTGGCACATCTCGGGCAACGTCCTGCGACAGAAACGTCCGCCGTCCCGATCAATGTCTATGCCTCCGGTGCGTCTGCGTCCAGCTATGCCGGCGAGCCGACAGATTTCATCAGGGCTATCGATAATCTACAAGCGGAGTTTCCAGACTGCACGACCATCTCCCTGATTGTTTCTTGGTTTTTCGACTCGATCACTGCGCGGTTCTGCAAAGTCTTTCCCTCGACAACCTATATCAACGGAAATTTTTCCTACTGGACGGGATCCCGATGGGAGGCAGACGGTTGGAAAGTGTCGGGGTTGACGCAATCCACGCCCGGCGTCATTCCGATCTCGTCGAGCGGAGGCAAATTCAATTATGGCGGGACGCCATCGGATTCCTCGGTCTACAACGCGATTGTTGAGTTGAAATCGCGTGGCCTGCGCGTGGTGTTCTATCCTTTCCTGCTCGGCGACATTCCGGGAAGCTTTCCATGGCGCGGGCGGATCACCTATTCACCCGATAGGAATGCTGATGGTATCCCCATCGGTGCTGACAAAACCACCGATGCCGAAACGTCGGTTGCTCATTTTCTTGGTGGTTGCCAAGTCGGCGACTTCTCCATCGTTGGTGGGGAGGTGGTCTATGCACCGAGCGGCGACCGGACGCTTCTCGACTTCAGCTATCGGAGAATGATCCTCCACTATGCAAACCTTTGCGTTATGGCCGACGGGGTCGATCTCTTCATCATCGGCTCTGAACTCGTAGGCCTCGAAAGTATCCGTGGTACGGACTGGACTAAAGCCGGGCTGGGGAATCCGACGACCTGGGACTATCCTTTCGTCAACGGGATGATCACGCTAGCCGACGACGTGCGCAGCGTATTCGACTCAGCCGGTCTAACCAAGAACCTCACGACCAAAAAAAATCTCGTGTCCTATGCCGCGGACTGGTCCACCTGGATGGGGGTTTCACATGGACAGGCAAATCCGCCGGACGAGGGGCAGTGGCCGCACCTCGATCAGCTCTGGGCACAATCGAACATCGATCTCGTCTGCTTCGACAATTACCTACCAATATCGGATTGGACCATAGGGGCTGGCGGCCGAGATGTGTCGAATTGGTCGGTGCCCAAGTATTCTGGGTCATGGCCTCCCGATGAGACACAGATGAATGGACTCGGGCTGACCGGGAGTCCGAGGCTCCTGTCAAAGGATTATCTCAAGGCGAACATCGAGGGTGGAGAAAAATTCAATTGGTATTACGCGGGCCCTGATCGGAATCTGGGCCTCGGCCTCGACCTGAATGGTTCCGCTGAGCAGGTTTCCCGTCCCGAAGGCGATCGGCTTGCCCAGGTACGCACTCGTTACTACGCAGATCAGGAGATTCTTGCGAACAAACAGATCCGCTGGTGGTGGAAAAATACTCATCAGGCGATCTATCCGATCGCGCCGGAGGGTTGGTCGCCACGCGGCAACCCTACGAAATGGGCGGCGCAGACGAAGTCTATTGCCTTCTCGGAATATGGTTTTCCGTCCTGCGACAAGGCGACGAACCAACCAAATGTATTCTTCGATCCGAAAAGCGAAGAGAGCTTCACGCCATATTGGTCGGAATGGAAGTCGGCCTTCGGTGGGATTTATCTTCCAAAAGAAGATTCGGTGATCGCTGCGCTCGCACTTCAAGCGGTCCACGAATATTGGTTCGTAGACGGCAACAACGATGTGTCGGTTAGCGGAGCCGTGATGCTCGATCAAGCATTTTGTTCGGTCTGGGCTTGGGATGCGCGGCCCTTCCCGATATTCCCGCAGTTCTCTCGGGTTTGGGGCGATGCTGCGAACTGGGCATCAGGCCATTGGGTCGGGGGAAAGGAGCGATTCATCGAGCCGCCACATTGGGACCCGTCGCCTGAGAGCGGAGCATGGCCGGCATTTCCGATCCTCTCTGGGCAAGGCTGGTCCGTGATTTATAGGCCTACCACCTCCCCGATTAAAGCCCAACACGTTTCCGGACGAGAATCTCGTGCGGTCCGGACTTCGAGCGGTTTGCTCGAGATCGAGATTACGTTCGATGTGATGCGGATGGACAATCCAGCCGAAATCGAACTGCTTGCGGGTTTCTACGCTGATCGTGCTGGGGCGCACGAACCCTTCACATACTTTCTACCGACCGCCTTGGCTCTTGGAACTTCGATTACGGCGCGGTTCATCGATGATCATTTGGGCGTAGAGGAATTTGCACTACGGCTTTGGCGCGGCGAGTCAGTAAAGATCGCTCAGACGAGAGGTGAATAGTGCCTGAGGCTCCTCCTTTTCCAGTTCTCAAAGGGCAGGGCTGGTCGGTCAAGAAGAAGCCGAGTTTTTCGACCCGGGTCGCAAGTCACGTATCTGGTCGTGAGGTTCGTGCTCCCCGATTTTCGTACCCGCTATACGAGTTCGAGCTGACATTTGACGGTCTGGACTCGGATGGATCATTCCCGGAACTCGGTACGAATTCGCTCCAAAGTTTGATGGGCCTCTACGTGCAATGCCAAGGGAGCTATGGATCGTTTCTCTATACCGACCCGACAGATTACGCGGTGACGGAGCAACTGCTCGGGACCGCCACAGGCACACAAACCTCCTTCACGTTCCAGCGCACACTCGGCGCGACGATCGAGGCGGTGCCCTATGTGACCAGCGTGTCGAGCGTCCATCTGAATGGTGTGGACCAGCCCAGCGGTTGGTCCCTGGCCGCGCCACGGACGCTTAGGTTTTCGGTCCCACCGGGCACTGGCATCGCGGTTACGGCGACCTTCAAGTATGCATTCGAGTGCCGCTTTCTAGATGATCAGGTAGACTTCGAAAATTTCATGGCTGGCCTTTGGAGGGTAGAGAGTTTGAAGTTCAGGAGCGTGAAATCATGAGATCGGCATCGGTAGCGTTACTCGCGCATCTCAACGCACTCCGTTCCGGCGACGCGAAATCCTTCATTGCGAACCTCTACACCTTCACACTTCGTACCGGCGTCGTCCTGACTTATACCGACGCGGATGTTCCGATTGTATGGAATGGTCATTCCTACATTGCCGATGCCGTGCTGGTCGAGGGGCTGCAATACAAATGCGCAGTGGGTCTCGAGGTCGATCAGCAGCAGATCGTGATTTCTGCCCGAGAGACCGATACGGTGGAAAACGTTCCATTCTTGCAAGCGTTGCGCAGTGGTGTCTTCGACGGGTGTGCGATCCAACGTGAGTTGGCGTTCTTGACAGCGTGGGACGCAGCACCGCTCGGTGCGGTGATCGTATTCAAGGGAAGGATGGGTACAATCGATAGAATCGGCCGGGTCGGAGCTGAGATCACGGTCAATTCGGACCTAATACTTCTCGATCTGGAAATGCCCCGCAATTTCTACACCGCAAATTGCCAGCACGTCCTCTATGATACGGGCTGTGCGCTGAATAAAGAAGCTTTCGGCGCAAGTGGCGAAGTTGTCATTGGGTCTACACGGTCCATAATATTGTGGGCGGGCGGCTCCTCGGCCTATTCTCAAGGCACCATCACATTCTCGGCTGGCGCGAACGCCGGCGTGAGAGCGAACGTCAAAGCCGGTTTTACGAGCACTCCGAGCAACGGTTTGATGTTGAGCTACCCACTCCCCAATTCGCCTTTGGTCGGAGATACGTTCAGGGTCTATCAAGGCTGTGATCATACGAAGAATACCTGTCTGAACAAATTCGGTAACATTATCAACTTTCGGGGGTTCCCCTACATTCCGCCACCGACCTATGCGGTTTGAGGAGTTTTGGACATGGATCAGCGCAGCATTGTCGTTGACGAGGCTCGCAGGTGGCTCGGCACACCCTACCATTGTCAAGCGGATGTCCGTGGCGCCGGGGTGGACTGCGCCATGTTGATTGTGCGTGTGTTTGTGGATTCAGGGCTATGCGAGGCTTTTGATCCGCGGCCCTATAGTGACGACTGGTTCTTGCATAGGTCCGACGAGCGTTATCTCGGGTTCGTATTCAACTATTGCGCAGAGGTGCAGGGAGCGTGCCCCGGAGATGTGATCGTATTCCGTTACGGGCGCTGCTATTCGCACGGAGGGATCGTAACAGTCGCGGATCCCTTGACCATCATCCATGCTTACCAACCTGCGCGGCGCGTCATCGAGGAGATTGTCGCCGGCAACGGAAATCTTACCACACCCTCTCGTCGGCCACGCATCTTTTCCTATTGGGCATAGCGATGTCGTACTTGCGATGATCGCCGGAGATAGGTTGTCTAAGCATGGGGTTCTTGCGAAAGCGCGGTCCAAAGGCGGCCGAGATCACGCAATATACGGGCTTGCAGATCCAGACATCGAGCGATGCAGTTCCGATCGCGATCGTCTATGGCAATAACAAGATCGCACCGAACTTGCTCTGGTATGGTGATTTCCTTGCGACTCCGGAATATGCGAAAAGCGGTGGCGGAGGCAAAGGCGGCGGCCGGCAAACAGTGTCTGGATATCATTATTATTCAGGGATGATCTTGGGTCTGTGTGAAGGACCGATCGTATCTGTCAGTTCAGTCACAAAGGATCAGGGGCAATACAGTGCGGCAGCTTTGAACCTATCACTCGTGCAGGGTTATGGATCGGCTCCGGCACTCGCTTACCAGCAGGACGTGTCCTACAAAGGTGTCGCCTATGTGGTCTCCGCCTCCTACGATCTTGGGTCGAGCGCCACGATAGGGTCGCTGCAGTTTGAGCTATCCGGCTTATTGCAGGGGACTGCGGCGGTCAATGCACGCGACGCAGATCCGGCCTATCTCATCTATGACTTCTTGACGAGCGAACAATATGGAGTCCGGTTTCCCACGGGTTCGATCGACGGCAACATGTTTGCGATCAATGGTGGTGTCAGCTCATATCAGACTTATTGCTGGGCGGCCAGGATCGCCATGTCCCCGGTGCTGGCGAACCGGGAATCCGCGAACTCCATCCTTGCGCGGTGGCTCCACCTCACGAATAGTGCAGCGGTATGGTCCGAAGGCAGGCTGAAGTTCATTCCATATGCCGACGCGGTCATTTATGGTTACCTCTACGACCAGACGCCGATCACATTTACCCCGAATGTCACACCGATTTACGACCTCACGGATGAGGATTTCGTATTCGACAACTCGGATGATGATCCGGTGCTTATCGAGCGCAATGATCCTTATAGCACTTTCAACGTGCAAGAGATTGAGCTAAGCGATCGAGCGAAAAACTATAATTCCGCGACAATTACAGTTTGGGATCAAAATGCAATCGAGCTCTATGGTCGCCGTGAAGCGTCAACTGTGACGGCCCACGAGATTTGCGAAAGATCTGTTGGTCAAACCGTTGCACAGCTGATCCTTCAGAGAAATCTATACATTCGTAATACATATAGGTTTAAAGTTTCATTCGAGTACTACCTACTCGAGCCAATGGATATTGTAACTTTGACAGACGTCAGGCTCGGACTCGAGAAGGCAGCCGTGAGGATTGTTTCGATCGAGGAGGACGACGCAGGGGTATTGGACGTAACGGCCGAAGAGCTTCCCGGGAGCACGGGGACGGCCGCCGCCTATAAGGTTCAGGCGAACGACGCCAAGATCATAGATCGAAATATCGATCCCTCGGCGGTGAATCCGCCCGTGATATATGAGCCTCCTTCGGGCGTGACAGACGGCGAGCGTCAGGTTTGGATGGCGATATCGGCCGGTCGCGCTTCGGTTCGACGGCTCGAAGAGGACGGCTCGACCGGTACGCATCTCGCCTCTGCAACTCTTCCGTCGAGAGACGACTTCCCGATAGTCTCGTTTTCGATCCACGTACGGCCCGCCGAGAAATCTGCGTGCCGGCTCGGAATCTTTGACGGAACAGCTATCCAAAGTGTTTCATTCGACCTTACCGCGACAGGTGCTTCTTACGGGGCGACGAGTGGAATTGTGGGTCACTCGATATCGGCGCTCGACCGTGGGTGGTACGCGGCATTGATTTCATGCCCGATGATCGTTGCCTCAGCTTCCCCTGTGGTGTCGATCGTGCTGGAGAATCCCGTGGGGACGGTCTCTTATGGCGGAACGCCGGGAAACGGTCTTTTCGTTTGGAATCCTAAATTCGGGGTCGAAGGAGGCACGCTGTCGACTCTTTCTGTGACGATGATCGCCTCCGGTGGGACGTTCGACCCTGATGCGCTGGATCCGCCGATCGGATCGGATGGAACTGCAGATCCTTATTGGGGTGGCTGTATCATCCATGTCTCGACCGATGATGCGACCTATAGGCGGATTGGTCAGATCAATGGCCCGGCAAGGCACGGAAAAATCACGTACGATGCAGGTTCCGTTCTCGGAGTCGACCTCGCCGAGAGTGGTGGTACTCTCGAATCGGTTTCGACCGATGATGGACGGAACGGTATCACCCTCTCCCTGGTTGGCGATGAACTCATCGCCTATGGGGGTGCGATGCTGACAACCGCGAGCGCCTATGACCTGTCGAATCTGGTTCGTGGACTCTATGGTACGGCGAACGTGACACATTCTCCCGATGAACGCTTCGCCCGGCTCGATGAAGCAATTTTCAAATATGACGTGCCGACAGTATTCGTCGGACAGACCTTGTATCTAAAATTTCAAAGTTTCAACATCTTTGGGCAGGGTCTTCAAGACCTCTCCACCTGTGCGACATATACTTATACTCCAACAGGTGCCGGGGATGCCATTGGTCCAATGTTAGAGCAGCTAGCGCTCGGAGCGGATATCGATCTCGGGCTTATCAGCACTCTTGTTACAGTCGAAGAGGATTTGAGTGTGCTCGCTGCGGCCCCAGCCACCACGACGGATCTAGGAGGACTTGCATGAGCGGACGGCTTCTCAGGAGGCGTGGAACATCGACCGAACACGCGAACTTTACGGGAGCTGTCGGTGAGTTCACTTATGATACGACAAACAAGCGCATCATTGCCCATGACGGCACCACAGCGGGCGGAGTTCCTGCTGCAAAGCTATCCGAGGTTGTGACAGCAATACGTACCGAAGTTGCCGACTCTTCATATGCGATCAAGACGTCGGATCGAATCGTGGGCTATTCATCGCTCACGGACGCGAGGGAGGTCGCACTGCCCGCCGCGAGCCTGTATCCGGTCGGAGTTCCGCTGTGGATTATCGACGAAAGTGGTTCGTGCTCCCGAACAAATACGATCACGGCGCGCCGCGCAGGCATTGACACAATCGATGGCGCGACCAACGCGGTTCTGGATGGTCCCTATGGGACGATGGGCCTCGCTTCCAACGGATCGACCAAGTGGACGGTCATAGGGGGCGAACCGAACCTCTCGCCCGCCATGATCGGAATTAATACTGCGCCAGATTCGATCAATAAGCTAGCCTGTAGGACCAGTGCAGCTTTGTTCGATAATATCGGCAGTAGTATACAGATCAAAATCAACAAGAATGCTTCCGGAGATATCGCGTCGTTCCTTTTCCAGACTGGTTACTCAGGCCGCGCTGAGATCGGCCTATGCGGTGACAATGATCTCCATCTCAAAAGCTCTCCGGATGGATCGTCATTCTACGATGTGATGGTACTTTCATCCTCGTCAGGACTCATCACATTGCCGTTCGGCCAAGTCAAGTTCCCGGCCGCTCAGAACGCATCATTGGACCCGAATACACTCGACGATTACGAAGAGGGGACGTGGATCCCGACGCTGCAATTTGGAGGGGGATCCACTGGGATGGCTTATGCAACGCAGGCTGGACGCTACACGAAAATCGGCAATCGAGTTTTTTTGACTGCCCAAATCACATTATCGGCGAAAGGGTCATCGACAGGGAATGCGACGATTACGGGATTGCCGTTCAACCAGATCTCGTCGGCGCCATCTATGAATGGTAGTATTATCCTTACGCATTACTTCAGTCTTGCCTCGATCACAGGGTATTTGACAGGCTTCATCGGCACGGGCGGAAATATCGCGACCTTGCGGTTAGGCGGCGTAACCGGCACGTCTAATTTGTTCGATGCAAATTTTACCAACACATCGCAGTTGCAGCTCGAGATGATCATGACCACGGCATAGCGTGGGATGCCCGAAAAAATACGATAGACGCCGTCGACATCATAGGTCGATCATGTCAATCGTGGAACTCGATTGCTAATGCGTGCTCCTTAGTCATAGGTATGAATTGTAGCAACACAACATAGGTTGATTCCATCAAATGCACCTACAAGGCTTGTGGAAGTTGTCGTTCGCTACGACAGCGGATGGGGGCGGTCGCCCAGGGGTCTTATTCGGGGAAATGGCACTATGGCCATCATTGTTGCTCAACCGCACATATGGACATTATTTGGAAATGGTCCATTGCGGATCTTTCCGAAATCATGGCGGCTCGGGCTGATCATTTCCCCGGTTCCTCCAGATCCGGCGGACCCACCCGATGAGATACTCCTCCCGAACCAGGGGCAGGACTACAACGTCAATCTTCCGATTTTTGCAATGCCGCTGGATGGAGTGATGACGGCGGTCGGGGTCTACCAGATCGCGCCTCCGCCAGGCACAACTAGCACTGGGGATGCGAACGTCGCAAACTTCCTTGCGCCGGTTAATCTAATTCCACCGAGCATTGTCGGAAGCCTGACCACTGGGGACGTGCTGTCGGTCAATCTCGGAATCTGGACGAATTCACCGACAAGCTACTGCTACCAACTCTTGCGCGATGGAAGAGTGCTGCAAGGGGCAGGCGGGATCGTTGCAGCTCCTTCTGTGACTTATACGGTCAATGCGGTTGATCGTGGGACGGCCTTGACCGTGAGTTCCGCGGCATGGAATGATTTTGGGGTTGGTGGGCCGACGTTAAGCGCGGGATTTTCGATTTACTAGCAATCCAGAGTGGGGATACATGTCCATGCGCCGCGTCTCAATATATCTCGCGTCAATAATTGGTGGCGTTGCAGCGAGCAATCTGTCGAACGCACAGCAGGCAGTTGTTTTGAAGGCGATAGGTGTCAACGATTGTGCGATCGGTCTCCCCACGCCGGGTTTGACCGGAAGCTCTATTGCCATTGCGACGGATATCAACGGTCACCTATGTCTGTCCGATAGATCCCAATCGACCTCGGAGTTTGCCGCTGACTATCCATCGTTCGGCACTGCGATCGGTGTCAAGGACGTTACCGGCACATTTATGACCTATCTTAGGGCCGACGCATCGAACAACCTGTATACGACCCTTGCGGGAGTGTTACCTGCTTTCGCTAGCCCGCCTGCGGTTTCACAGTCCGGGGCGTGGAATGTCGGGCTGATCGGAACGCTTCCTGCATTTGCAATACCTCCCGCTGTAACACAATCCGGGATCTGGCGGGTTGGCTCGGAGGGGGTCGTCTATGTTGGACCTCTAGGCTCCGCTGGTACATACTCTGGAACATCGACAGTGGTGAAGGCTATCGGCGGGCTGCAGACACTTGCTGTGTTCAGCTCCGATGGCGGCGGCGGGATTCTCTCGCACATAGGAGCGATGTTCGACGCCGGCCAGACTACGTCAGTGACTGTTTTTCTATTCAGAGCGAACCCGACTTCGTCGATATGTACCGACAATGCGACATTCGTTCTCGATTCAGCCGACCGAAGTAAATTGATCTTGCAGCCGATTACGATATCACCACAGGACATCGTCGGTATTACCGAATCCTATGATGGTGTTTCCCTCGGGATTTCAGTCAAGAATGCTGATGGAACACCGACTCAGAACCTGTATGTGTGTGCCGTTACAAGCTCGTCATTGGCGTTATCCGGAGCGGGTCTTCGCTTGGCAATCGGTGTTGATCAGAATTGACGAGGCGTGTCATGTTACGGAGTATATTCGCTGGTGTCGCCCTTTTCGGCTTGCTCGGGGCGGCCGCGGACGCCGGCACGCCTGTGCGCCGCGCAATTCTATTCCAGTCGCGCTACGGGGGATCACCAGATTTCTACGTTGATAGAAACGGGAACGATGCGAATTCTTGTCGTTTGAGCTCGGCGCCCTGTGCTACAATCGCCGGAGCGCAATCGAAGCTTCGAGCCGTGCTCCGTGGCGCAGGTCAAATGCGTCCGTGGGTAGTGCAGATCCAAGGGGGTACGTATGCGCTTCAGAATCCTCTAGTGTTTTCTGCGGTGGATTCGGGCGGCTCCGCGAACAATAGGGTAACCTGGCAGGCCGCGCCGGGGGCAACCGTGGTGATCTCCGGCGGGCGTCAGCTCGGGTCGATGACGGACAACGCCGGAATTTGGGAGATTGTCGTCCCTGAACTGCAGAGCGGCCAATGGAATCCGCGGAACTTATGGGTCAATGACGAGCGCCGGTTACATCCGCGGTCTGCAAATTTTGCATCGTACCTGCTTCCGGCCGCATATGGGACAACTGGTTCGGCGCCGACGAACCATATCAACCAGATTACGTACTCTGGAACCGATGTCGATTCGTCAATGGCGAATTATGTCGACGCGGCCTTGTGGTTGCCGTTGTCTTGGACCGCGGAATATCTGCCTATTGCAGGCATCGATAGCGCAGCAAAAGTAGTCACGACAACAGCTTGGACTGGCGGTGCGTCAAATGTGAATTCGACCAGCGCGCGGTATTTTGTCGATAATGTTTTTGAGAAGCTGGCGACTCAGGCCAATACATTCTACGTGAATCGGACACCAATTGGGACCACGAACTTCGATGGCAGGTTGCAGTATAAGCCGGGGCCTGACGAGATCGTCAACACGATGCGGATGGTGATCCCGGTTCTCGATCAGCTTCTGTTTCTGTCGAACACGGATGACGGGACTGCAACGGTGAGGAATATTACATTCAAGGGGATGACGTTCGCGCATACCGATCGTCGCCCGGCGGAGTACGGTGCCTATCTTGGAGACGGGTCTGGTATTACCAATCCTGCTGCAATCAATGTGGCGGGTGCAAGCAACATCATTTTCGATGGCGTGACCGTCCGCAACACGGGAGGCGCCGGAATCCAGCTCGGAGCTGGGTGCGAGTCCTGCCAGGTCGTCAACTCGACCTTCGGTGATCTCGGCGGGCCGGGCATCATGGTGACGACTTGGGTCGCGGGATCGAACAATACGGCGGTACCATATTTTGCTCACAACTTGATTCCGAATTCGAAATTTGCCGGTGGTGGTGTCGGGAGCACGGGCCCGCATTGGATCTATTCTCCAGTAGCGAGCGGGCTTGCGGTCTCGATCGTCGGGACTGGGCACGAGAATGGTATCCCCTATATCGACATTCGGGTCTTGGGCACGAATTCGAGCAGCACGATTCAGGACCGGGTCATTCGCTCCACCTCCATGCCGATTGCAACGGGAGACATGGTCGACTTTGGGGGCTACATACGGCTTGTCAGCGGAGGCACGAATATGACGGGGATCAACTTCGTGACCATGGGTGCGACGCTCCGTGATGTCGGCGACGCTTTCTTGAGCAATACGATCTCCGACAACCTGATGCAAAAGTCCTCAGCGACGATTGCTTCGTCGAACTTGGTGAATCGGCCTGTTTCAGCTTTCGGATACGTGATCAACAATGCCAGTGCGGCACGGATTTCACAATATATGAAGATTCAGGTGGCTGCGAGCGCGACAGTCGATGTGACGATTCGATTCGGCGGTGTCAAGATGGTCAACCGGACCTATTGGCGTAAGGCGATCGCTTCGGTCTCTGGATCGCAATCCATCCAGAATACGGTCATTCGCAACAATCTCATTCAAGGCGTAGGGCAGATCGATGCGGGATCCGGGTGCATCGTCGTGACGCACTCGCGCATTGCGACGATTGAGAACAATGATTGTTCCGATTCGTACAGGATGGGAATTCAAGCCGGCCTCGTTGTTGGAGGTAGCAGTTATAATGTGGGGACAGGGATCTACACCCCTGATGTGAACCCGATCGCGGATAAACTCGAAGTCCGCGCCAACTACATCCACAGCATTGGTCGTGGGGTGCTGTCGGATTTCGGCGGCGTCTATCTGGCTCACAATATGCCCGGTACTAAAATTTACGAGAATTTGATTTATAATGTTCGTGGGTATGGCTCTCCCGACGCTTGCATTTATGCTGATGAAGACGCTTCGAATTTAGAGGTATTCCGTAATACATGTGTCAATATAGGCGGATCGCTGTTTTTCCACCATCGCGGCATCAATGCGGAAGTGTATAATAATATTGGCTATGACGTTCAAAGCGCTCCGATCGGGCCGGCCATGCAGATGCGTGGTGCAGCATATTCGTCCAAGGTGGACGACCAGGGAAACTATAAAAATGTTAATGATAACTTTTATAGGAATATTGTGCGTTACACAGAGCAACAACAGCCAGATTTGCCGAGGCTCTATGGCGATAAGAGAAATATTCTCGATAGCGGTCCGCGCAGTTTTCACGACAATTTTTACCAGGTTCTTGGAGGTGGAGCAGATCCCGGGACCGGGACATGGGCGTTCGTGGATTATCAGGCCGGTGGGAGCTATCGCTGGGGGGATTGGGTAAATGCAGGGCAAGAGTCGGGCACGGCTTTCGGTGACCCCGGATGGACGGGATCTGCGCCGATGTACTACCCGACGATCAAGCCGTCCGGTTGGGTAGATTGGAAGCAGAGCATGGCCGGGCTGACAGATCCTGGGCGCGTACTCGGTTTTCCGATGCCCATTTCGGTCTACCCATGAAATAGACCCATACGCATAGTCGCGCCGAGTCTCGATCGTTTCTGTAAATACGTGGCGGTGGTGGATTGCCTCGCGCTTGGGGAGGCGATTTCGTTGGAGCGGCGCCGCGAGATTAGGCTCGTAGAGAATGGCGTAGAAACGTTCCCCGGCTTTGGCCTGTTGGATGTTCCCGATGGGCTCCAGCGGCAAGCGGTTATTGAACCAGTCCGCCCATTCCAGAGTCGCGAACTCGACCGCTTCAAAGCTCCGCCAGTGGCCACGCCGATGGATGACCTCGGCGTTGTAGAGGCCGTTGATCAGCTCGGCGAGCGATTTGTCGTAAGATCGACCGTCGATGTGGACGGAGGGTTCGCCGCCGGCTTCGACCTGGCGGTCTTTGTACTCTACTGACACATATCGAGACGCTCTGTTTGAATTGTGAAGCAGCCTATCGCGATGCGCAGACGGACACTTGTGCTATGTCGGCTCCAGTGGGTCCAGATCGAAGGTCGCGTGCGCTGTTCGGGAGACGCGGCAGGCGATGATGCAGCGCGCGTAGGCGGCGATGACGAAGTCCACATAGACGAAGCCAGACCAAGTTCTCGCTCGGTGAAGTACGAAAGCACAGCTTGTTCGGCGCGGGCCCATGGAACCGGTGGTTCGCATGGTCCAGGGGGCAAGGCGCCGCCTTGTCGCTGATGCTCGTTTTCATAGGCTTGTCTCGGATCGCACCCTGAAAGTTCATGTACCGCTTCATTCTTTCGTAAGCGGTGAACTGAGAGTCCGTTTTGAAGTTCATGGGTGGGGGGGGGTCGGCGGACGAGATTGCGGCCCAGGGCGACGAGGATCATGGCTTCTGGGACGTCGATATGCTGCTGGTAGTCGCGCACGAGGCGGTGCCATCTTGCCATCCAACCGAAGGTGCGCTCCACGACCCAGCGACGAGGCAGAACTTGGAATCCCCGCTGACCGTCGGGACGGCGGATGATTTCGACGACAAAGTCGAGGTAGGGTAAGCATTCGGTGTGGGCCGCGGGGATGTTGCGAAACTCGGCGTTCGGCGCGTGATTTCAGCGTTTGTGGATTTTGATCAGTTCGATGAAATTTTCGATTCCAAAGTCGCTGAATGCGATCACCTCTTGGTCGCCGAGGTCGCAGATCCAGACGACGCCGTCCTCGACGTCCATTTCGTTGGCGACGTCGTGGAGAAAATCGACACTCTCGCCGAGGCGTTCGGCGACGCGGTGGATGGTTGTGACGTGAGGGACCTTATTGATGTGCATGCTCAGGCTGCTAGAGCGGGCTCGCCCGGAGCGTTGGGCCGCCAGTTCCACGGCAGTAATTCGTCGAGTCGCTGCACCGGATGCACTGCGATACGCGCAAGAACATCGGTGGGCAACGCTTGTGGGTCGATTTCGTTCATCTTGGCGGTGACGATGAGGCTATACATGGCGGCAGCGCGCTCACCCCCGCGATCGGAGCCGCAGAACAGCCAGGATTTGCGGCCGAGGGCAATGCCACGCAATCGGCGCTCGGCCGCATTGTTCGAAAGACACACCGGCCGGTAGTCGAGGAACAGCGTGAAGGCCGGCCAGCGCTTCAACATGTAGTGGATCGCCTCGGCGAGATCGTGTCCACGCGACAGCTTCGTGACCTGTCCGCGCATATAGGTCTCGGGCGTATCGACGAGAGGCCGGCTCGAGGTTCGTCGAACCGCGAGGCTCTCCTCGGGGCTCTTGCCGTTGATCGAGCGCCCGATCGCAAACAACGCGTCGATGCGGCGCACGATCTCGACGGGGCTCGGAGAGAGCGGGATTTCCTTCTTCCCTGCCGCCTTGCGACGCGCATTCTCGTCGAGGTCCGCCATCGCAAAAGACGGACGCCGGGCATGCACCCAACACGCCGCTTCGGGGATTGGGCCGGGCTTGCGGTCCGCGAGATACAATTTGGTGTA